ACCGTTCACCTTAATTGAGTGATCTGCCGTCTCGCCAGTTTTATTATCGCTGGCGTGATGCTGATTGCCGCCAGGGTTCTCCTTGTGTGGATGTTCAGCGCCTTCCATTTCCTCCGGATCATTTTCCTGAACTTCAACCTGATTCTCTTCATCGAATGTTTCCTGGTATGTTGCGTCGCCCATCACCGCGCCACAATCAGGGCAGTTGCCGCCACCGCTCTGACCGCAGGCGGTGCAGACTTTTTCCGGTTCCTGTTGCGCTACTGGTTCGGATTGTTTCGTTTCTGGCTCGTTTTGTAACGCATTTGGGCTGTTTTGTTCCGCTTTTTGGTCGTTCCGTTCCGATTCATGCTGGTTCTGGTTCACAGAATCGCGAGTCTGGATCCCCTTGACCCATTTCGGATCATTAGGGTCGCTAATCCCCTCAACAAATTCACCACGCGATACAGCAAGTAACTTATCGGCGTCAGGCTGGCTGATATTGGCTGCCTGCATAATTTTGTTTACTTCGTCAGCGGTGACTTTTACTTGGTTAGCGGAACTCACCTGCGACTGAGCATCCAGCGACTGCGCGTTCTGGCCATGTTCAGTTGTATCCGGTTCCATTGTTTCAGTTGTTGCCTGTTCACCTGCCATTGCGTCAGATGGTTGTGGTTTTTCTTCTTCTGTTTCACGCTCAGTAACCACCTCGCGGTTAATTTCTTCCAGGATATCTTTTTCCGGCGTATGCCGGGCAGCTGTGAGAGTTTCCTTGCTGGGGTTCTCGTGATCAGTTTCCGTCAAATAGGCGTTGATATACCCCTGAAGGCGTCCCGGGTAGTGATAAAATTCAGGGTGTGCGCTTCGGATAAGTGCAAAAATAGCGGCGCGGGAATAGTCCAGAATACCCGGGGTTGCACGAAGTGCTGCGGACCATTCTTTGAACGGACTTTCTTTGTTCAGGACTACTTCTTTTGCGCGACGATAAACGCTGCCCGGAATTTCATAAATATTAAAATCCATCGGAAGTGTGGCTGCTGCAATCTCCACATCCAGTGTGTCGAGGGTGTGTACTAAATTCGGATTGCGATCGGTTTTGTTCCCACCGCCAGCATTAGCACCGGAAGCCGTGCGGGTGATGCGTGAAACACGATTTCCTTTCATCCACTCTTTTGTCAGCAGGCCGCGATCGGTGTAGTCAGCGTCCAGGTATGCTTCGAAAAAAGCAGTCATTAATCCCAGACTGGAATTAACGGGATTAGGGAAAACTTTGTCAGTGTCGCGAACCAGTTTGTGGAGGTCGCGAAGTTCCAGTGGGTCGAGCAGGCTGGTTTTGTGCGAAATAGCCAGGGCAGTAACTGCCGGTAGCTCTTCAGCCCGAGCGATATGTAATGCCTGAAGTTCATCTCTTGAAACGTGTGTTACTGGTTTTTCGCTGCCGTGTTGAGCAAGCCAACGGATAGCCACCTCCTGACCGGAAACTGGCAGGAGCATGCTCTCCTCAATCTCCGTCATGTCTTCGCCGTTAACATTGGTATTTTCGGTGCTGGCTGGTTTGTTCTGCACAGAGGGAGATGGCGCGGTGAATACCATTGTGATGCCATCTTCACCGCCTTTTTCATAGCGGTTACAGAATTCGGTATCAAACACGCCTTCTGGTGGAAGGTCATTCACAACAGGCAAATGGACGCGAACAGGTTTTTTAAAGTCCTCTTCGTCGTAACCAGCATCATCCATTGCGACATTACCGCGGGAAACTGCAACAGATAATTTTTTTGCTGTAGTCCAGTAAAAACCGCCTTTAATACCGAGACGTTTTCTGACTTTGTCATTTTTGGCTTCGTAATGGAGTGCAATGTCTTGTTTGTCAGTGCTCATTGTTTTTAACCTCAACTAAGATTAAAATTCCTCCGGAATGATGAATAAATGTCCCAGGTTCATCATTCTGGCCTGCACTGAGTGCAGGCCTTTTTACCATTCAGATTTCATCTTTTAGTTCTGTCCCAATCAGTGAGGCCAGATACATGTCTTTTTTTCTGCAGGCAGATTCTTAATGATATGCACCAGACACATTTTTTTAACACCATCGTTAAGTGTTTTAACATTTCCTGAGAAACCGTAGATATCAACCACAGTGAATGGGGTTTCTTTATTTTCTGTCTTAATTACGTAGCCAATACGCTTTTCTTCAAGATTAACCTCGTGAACAATATTATCAGCAGTAACAGTAGTGACTTCATAACTGGTAATCATATTTTTCTCCTTAATTAAGGTTGAGTGAATCCCTGCCATTGCTGGCATATAAGAATGAAACCGTACATTTGTGACGTAGCTGCTTTAAATACTTGTCGTGACTTCTTTATTATCCTGACGAATAACTTTATCAACCTGATAACAGTTACCTGGAATTTTCTGTTCTTCTGCAGCAGCCATGCATTCTTTCATGGAGTTGTATATTCCTGCAACTATATCAACCGGTTCACCGGAAACAAGAAAAACAGTCATAACAAGCGCGAATACTGTATTCATCAGTGTCTCCAGAAAATACCAAGTCTGAGAAGAGCCATTCTGGAAAGTATGGAATTATCATTGAGAAAATAAGGCTCATATTTCCTCATATTAATGGCATCTTCAGTAAACTCACGGTTACTGATTTGAACACCAATTTCAAAACAACCTTCAGATGTATTGATGTTTGGTAATAACGTTTCCATTATCGTTTCCTCGATCAATGGATATTAAGTAACTGCTCCACGGTCATATTTTTAATTACGTCCCTGTTCACAAGCGTCCATCCCTGTTTCTCCAGATAAAAGCGGAAGGTTTCCAGGGTACAGACTATTGCTCCATCAGGAACGGTTTCAGTGAATTTGATGTTGCCGTGTTCGTCGAAGTGAACAACCAGAGTACGGCCATCGCCAGGAATCATCTTGTCAGCGGACGGGGTGTTATTCTGGCGCAGCTCTGCCTCCATGCGGTCAAACTCGGCAATGTAGGCTTCTTTGAACGCGGCGGCTTTTTTGCCGGTGAACCCCATCACCAAAAAAACGAAGCCGTTTTTGGTGATCTGGTACATTGGGAGCTTGCGTCCTGTTGAGTCGGTGTATTCGCTCGACACAAAATTGTGCTCAGTGAATTTTGCTGAACAGTCCAGATTGCGAATTTTATCCAACACTCGTTCGTGGCGTTTACCAAAGAACTCGGCGATCGCAACAGACGTAGTGACAGCGCGACCATTTTCGATGGTTACATCAGGGTGATAAATGGTAGGGGTAGTAGCCATGATGGCAGCCTCCGCGATGAATTTAATTAACTCACCACCAGAGGTGCTAATCTCATGGGTGGTGAGACGCACAGGGTTAGCACTACCGGTCATCACGGAACCCGGCCAGCCTTGCGGCTGCCCTGCACGCCTCACCATAATGCGAATGTGGCTGTGCTTAACGCATAAAAAAACCGCCTGAGCGCGGTTATGCGCCGTGATTGACTTCGGGGTGCTAATCCCGGCACCCGTTTTATGAGGTGCAGGTGAACTATAATTCCACCCGTACTGGTTTTCAATAGCTACATTCAACATTTTCTCTTGCCTTTCATCACCGAAGTGAACTTTATTGATGCGGTGCCTGGTGCCTCCAGGTGACGTTAACCAGTTAACAATTAACGCCGGATACAGAGAATCCACCCATAACACTGTTTTTAGTTTTAACTGTTCCGCGTGCGCTTAGCCGCATTCACCGCATCACAAAATTCACTTTAAAAAGGGCGGCAGAGCAGTCACGGAGTAAAACTGATACCGCCAAACGTCACCAGAAAATTGATAACAGAGGGCGTTGCAGCGGGGTTGTCACTTAAGCGTATGGTCAACCTGACAACCCGGTGTCCTCAACGGGGGAAGGAATAACCCCGCCATACTTACCGCCGCGCCATTTCGCGGATTGCCACAACCGGAAGCGCACGGTCGACGAAAATTTAACGACAGGCTATCTATGAACCAGCTACCTCGCCGTGCGCTTTCGCGTTATGGTCTGACTTTTCAGGGAAATATCCTTTCAGTAAACTGTCAGTGCCGGATGCTCACCCGTGTCCGGCGCACGTACTCCACCTCACCCGTGGAGAACTCCTTAATCACCAACCCTCAGGAGGGTGAAATGTCGACTGAAAATGATGAAATCATTAACTCCCTGATACGCCAAATTAATAATTTTGATAAAGCATTGCAGCATGCTGCGGCGCGTAGTGATATAACTCTTTTAGCAATTTCATTTCTTGCATCTGTTATGGATAAAAATGAAGTCGTACGACAGAGTCTTGTTGATTATATCGACTCGCTTCAACCCGGCACTTTCAATCATGAGAGCTTCAATCATGAGAGCTTCAATCATGAGAAAGAGCATGTTAAGTCTGTAATTAATTCTCTTATTTTGAATCAAAAGAATTAATGCTTTTTGTTGCAAAGTAATTTTCAAGGGGCTCTATTCGAATCCCTTTCTTTTTCATTAACAAGCCAAACCCCTTATCAATGATGTCCATTAGATCCAGGAAGTATTTTTCATGTAAATCCTGGTTATCAGAGAGCTGCTTCTCTTCGTACAGACCGATAAAGGCACGACGCACGTTACCGGATATAGTATCGATGGTTTCTTTTTCTACGGTACTCAGGTCAAGAGTCGCCAGTTGGGAACGAACTATATTCGCTGCCATTTCCTGGAATTGCATTGGTAAATCTTTAAATTCCATTATTAGCCTCGTTGGTTAGCTATTAACGCGGGTATGTAATCATTCTGGCAATGCTTAATGCCGCTGCTTTTTCCAGCCTGGTGATATCCTGCTCCAGAGCGGACAGATTTTCAGCCTGCTTAACCCTGGCTTCATTAGCCCATTTCAGATCCTGCGCTGCATTAATTTTCTGGCGCATCCACTCATAAAGTTCATCATCGGTATAGTCTGGCGCGATGATGACGGGTTCTCGTTTCTGCATACTGATTCCTCGCGGTGCTGCTTCGCTTATCAGCCGTTAGATTTTGCCGAGCTGGAAAGCGCCTGTTTAAACTCACTGAAGCTGAGAGCTTCTTCGCCTTCGGCAAGGCCTTCGAAGTATTCTTCGTAAGCCTTTTCCATGATTGTGTCGAAATCCATATCACTCACCTGAGTTTCTTTCCAGCCAGCGACGGGCACCATTTTCGGTTTTAAACGTTTTGCTTTTGGTATACGTCATCGCGGTGAATGTGCCGTCCTGGTTGGGAAACACGCCGTACACCAGAGATTCGTTGTTGCCAAGATCGATAGTATCCATGTTGACCTCATTTCCCCTTAACGCCGGGGTAGCGGAACAAGAACCTGCTGCATAGTTATTAAAGTTGAACCCTGCCGTCATGTTCTTACGCCTCGGGCTGGCTACTTAACCCCTGACCACTGCCTGGTAACTCGAAGTATTGCCCTGCGTTCTGTGGGGCGGGGTGGGGTGGTGAAATAAGGATGCACTTTTAAAGTTATTATGTCAACACTTATAAAGTTAGTTTGTGTGCAACAAAAACCGCCTCGAGATGAGACGGCCCTGTGAAAGGGTTAGTTCTGCTTAGGGAATTGGCGTCTGGCGTGTACTACACTCACGATCTCAATGCTTAAAGTGGCTACACGGTAAAGAATTATATAGTTAGGGTGAGCTACAATCTCACGCAAGCCAGGTACTCTGTCGCTTGGTGGGTATAAATACGGGTGTTCGGATAACGGCAGCACACACCCCCTTAATCGCTGCCATAAGCGTTCTGCCGCATCTATGTCGAAACGAGCAATATAACTAGTTATATCATCCAGGTCGGTATCTGCGCTTTCAAGCCATAACACGGGTAACATTTACTACTTACTCCGTTCCTTGCGCATTTTAGCAAAGCGTTCTGCCATTCTGCGCTCAACCTCGTCATGGGGAATTGCTGGGCGCGGATTTGCAAGGCTCGCTGCTACTTTCGCACGCAGCCATTCGTTGTAACTGTTTTCTTGTTCAATGGTTTCGAACTCAGAAACCATTGGTGAAAGGGCCGTATTCATGGCACACCTCCGTCTGTGTATGGTGGTCATTATGCTCGATGCCCTTTCCGGGCAGCGAGCCATCTTTCAATTGTGCGCTCCATTAACTCTTTTTTGTCTTTCATCTCCTGAAGCATTTGTCCCTGTTCTTCCTCTGGGAATGCTCCAAATGTCTGAAGTAGCTCTCTTTGCTTCGGACCTATTTTCATTGTGTCAGGTACCACAATCTGTTCGTCCTCACTTGGTGGCAACATAAACCAATATGGAGGGAATCCTGTTACTTCAGAAAGTTTATCAAGATTAGCCATTGATGGGCTTGTGATGCCATGAACCCACTTTTGGACCGATTGTTGGGCAACACCTATTCTGCGGGCTAGTTCTGCTTGCTTAAGCCCTGTTTTTTCCAGCACCAGTTTTATCCGGTACGTGGTTATTTCAAGAGTGGTCATTCGCTTCATGCATTCATTTTACACAAAAAAAGTGTAGCTAGCATAATCAGCTTGAAAGTGTTGATAATGTAACTTTTAAAGTGTATAAGTGATGTCGATTGATTGGAGTTAACGATATGCATAAATGTTTAAAAAATAAAATTCGCCAAATAGGGTTATCCCAAGCGGGTATTGCTCGCTTGATTGGGTTGCCACAGCAGGTTGTATGTCGATGGGTTAATGGGCAACAGGTCCCTGCATCAAGGGTTTTACAACTGTGTGAGATTATGGCGTGGACTGTCACCCCCCACGAGCTCCGACCAGATATTTACCCTAACCCAACCGATGGCCTGCCTTGTGGACGTAAGAGTACAGCGAATGAATTACTGGCGGTGAACAATGAAAATCACTCCTGAACAGGTTTGCGAGGCTCTGGATGCCTGGGTATGCAAACCAGGAATGACACAGGAGCAGGCGACGATATTAATCACAGAAGCATTCTGGGATCTGAAAGAGCGCCCGAACATCGATGTTCAGCGTGTCACGCTTGATGATGGCGGGGTTGATCAGCGTGCGCTTGGCGTTAACCGGGTGAAGATATTCGAACGCTGGAAGGCTATCGACACCAGGGATAAGCGTGAAAAATTCACGGCGCTGATTCCGGCAATTATGGAGGCTATCCGGATTAGTGATTTCAGGTTGTACCGCGAAATTACTGATGGAAAAAGCATTACGTACATGATTGCCGGGTTAAACAAAGAATATGTCGATGTGGTGGAGTCCGGGCTGCTTTTTGCAGATCCAGCTGTTGTGGAACGTGAGACAGACGAGCTTATAGAAAAAGCAATCGCTTTCAAGCGTGCCTATCGTCACCAGTACCAACAAAAAGCCGGATGGAATTATGAGCCTTCTTTTTGCTGAACGCCCGCTGGTTATAAACACACAGCTGGCGATGAAGATTGGTTTAAACGAAGCAATTGTGTTGCAGCAACTGCATTACTGGTTGAGGGATACCAGTTCTGGCATGGAATGTGATGGCGTTCGCTGGATTTACAACACAACGGAACAATGGCTGGAACAGTTTCCGTTCTGGTCAGAGTCAACGTTAAAGCGTGCGTTTGCAAGTCTGAAAACGCTGGGGCTTTTGCGTAGCGAAAAGCTCAATAAATCGAAGCGTGACATGACTAATTTTTACACAATTAACTACGATAGCGCGCTTTTAGATGATGGCAAAGTGAACGAATCCATCGGGTCAAAATGCGCCACTCCATCAGGTCAAAATGACACGATGGAAGAGGTCAGGATGAAACGTTCCATTGGTTCAAAACGACCCAATGTCATCAGGTCAAAATGGCACGATGATCCTACAGAGAATACAACAGAGAATACAACAGAGAATACAACAGAGAATAAAAAACTCTCTTGTCCGGACGCTTCGCAACCGGACGAGTTGACGGCTGAACAGGCGTTTTTAACCCGCCATCCTGATGCTGTTGTGTTCAGCGTGAAAAAACGCCAGTGGGGAACCCGGGAGGATTTGACATGTGCGCAGTGGATCTGGGGGCGGGTTGTAAACCTGTACGAACAGGCTGCCAGTGACGATGGTGAGATCACGCGACCGAAAGAGCCCAACTGGACGGCGTGGGCCAATGACGTGCGCACAATGCGGATGCTGGATGGAAGAAGTCACAGACAAATTTGCGAAATGTTCAGCCGGGCACAACGGGATCCGTTCTGGATAAAAAACATCAAGAGCCCGGAAAAACTCCGTGAGAAATGGGATGAACTGGTTATTCGACTGTGGCGTGGTCCCGCGCAGCGTTGCGTGAATCATATTTCTGAACCGGATACCGAAATTCCGCCGGGTTTCAGGGGGTAGCGCATCATGAAAAACATTACGTCAGGTGGTGTTCTGGCAAGAGTCAGCAGATTTGTGCCGCAGGATGCAATCCCTCCGTACCGTACGGTGGCGGAGTGGCGGGAATGGCAGCTTGCTGAAGGGCGTAAGCGAAGCGAGGAAGTTAATCGTCTGAATCATCAGACGCGGGTTGAAAAAATCATTAACCGCTCCGGTATCCAGCCGCTTCACCGGAAGTGTACGTTCGGTAACTACCGGGTGCAGAACGATGGTCAGCGCCATGCCCTGAGTCAGGCGAAATCCATTGCGGCAGAGCTGGAAGGCGGCTGTACGAATTTTGTTTTCAGTGGCAGGCCTGGCACAGGAAAAAACCACCTGGCGGCGGCTATTGGCAACCACCTTCTGGCGAAAGGTCGCAGTGTGATTGTGATAACAGTGGCGGATGTGATGCTGGCGTTACATGGCAGCTACGACAACAAAAACTCGGGCGAAAAATTTTTGCAGGGATTGTGTGGCGTTGACCTGCTGGTACTGGATGAAATTGGCATGCAACGGGATACGCGTAATGAGCAGGTCACGCTGAATCAGATTGTTGACCGCAGAACGGCATCGTTACTCAGTGTGGGGATGCTGACAAATCTTAACCATGCAGCGATGAATACACTTCTCGGCGAGCGGGTGATGGACCGCATGTCCATGAACGGTGGTCGCTGGGTGACGTTTAACTGGGAGAGCTGGCGTCCGAACGTCAGCCAGCACAGGAACTGAGAAGTAATTTTTATCCGGAGGAAGTTTTAATGGAAACCGTATTGCATGCACTGAAAGCAATGGGAAAAGCCACGTCGGTGGAACTGGCTACGCGACTTGATATCAGTCGTGAAGAAGTGCTGAACGAGCTGTGGGAACTCAAAAGAAATGGCGTCGTTGATAAAACTGGTCACACCTGGTTTCTGGCTGGCGAAGGTGAATCCCGGGTAACCGAAGAGCGGCCAGTAAAATCTGAAGCACAGGATATGCTGACCGGGGAGGTCGAACAAAAAGTTACCGCAGACATGATGATTGAGTTTATCGGTCAGGAGGGGGCTAAAACGTGTGAGGAACTGGCGGGTAAGTTCGGTGTCAGTACTCGCAAAGTTGCTTCCACGCTGGCTGTGGTAACCGCAACGGGGCGGCTGGCACGCGTTAATCAGAACGGTAAATTTCGTTACTGCATGCCGGGCGATAAGTTACCAGCAGAGCCGAAATCCGTGCCGGTAACGGAAAATGATGGTAAGGCCTTTCCTCAGCCAGCAGGTGTTGCGTTACCAGTACAGGAAGCGGCAACACAGGAAGATATAAAAACAGAAACTGTAGCGGACATTGTGCAATCGTTGCCATCGTTTACTGAAACGCGAGCGGATGACCTGGTTTTACCATCGCTGCATATGGCAAACCGCGAATTGCGTCGGGCGAAAAATCATGTTCAGAAGTGGGAGCGTGTCTGCGCCGCGCTGCGGGAGCTGAACAAGCACCGGGATATTGTTCGACATATTACGGATTCTTCCCGCCGTGTTGCATCGGAAAAGTGATTGCCGGAGGCGCTTATGGCAAAAGTATTTACACAAGAAGAGCGGGAAAAAATTAAAGGGCAGGTGGTTGAACTCGTGCGCCAGAGCGGTCGTGAGACGTTACGGCAACTGGAAGCCAAGACAGGTGCGACAAGATATCTGATGAGCGTTCTCGCCAGAGAGCTGGTTGCCAGTGGCGACGTATATAACTCCGGCTACGGGTTATTCCCGTCAGAACAGGCTCGTAAGGACTGGCAAAATGCCCGCAAAAAACTATCCAGGGCAAAGGTGAAGAAACCATCTGTGGTTGATCCTGACCTTATCTGGTCATTACCTGACGGAGAAATACGTCGCTACGACAGGAGTATGAACATAATCTGTCACGAGTGCCGGAAGAGTGAGGTTATGCAGCGAGTGCTGGCGTTTTATCAGGGTAATTATCAGGAGGTGATGCTGTGAGTGCACCGGCAACCATTCTTGATATGTGCTGCGGCAGCCGCATGTTCTGGTTTGATAAGAATGACGACCGGGCGATATTTAGCGATATCAGAAAGGAAGAGCACACATTGTGTGATGGACGACGCCTGATTATCAGTCCTGATCTGATAGCTGATTTTCGTGCACTACCATTTGCAGACGCATCTTTTTCGATGGTTATATTCGATCCTCCGCATCTTGAGCGTGTTGGTGATAACGCCTGGATGGGAAAGAAATATGGACGGCTGAATAAAGATACCTGGCGTGATGATTTGCGGCAGGGATTTAAAGAAGCCTTTCGTGTGTTGCGTCCATACGGCGTTCTGATTTTTAAATGGAATGAAACGCAAATACCTGTTCGCCAGATATTGGTGCTGACCGACAGAAAACCTGTTATCGGTCAACGAACAGGAAAAAACGATAAAACCCACTGGATTATTTTTATGAAATAGGCATCCAGTGAGTAGGTTAGTAAGGTTACAGATACGTATATCTGAATAATTAAATTCAGTTCTGTAAATAAAATTTAATCCTTAACCGGAGGGATTTCTGCACCCTCAGAACATCAGGAGGCCACCCGAAAGGGCGGTAGTGAAATGCGAAAGTTCAAAATAATTATTGAAACTGGAATAGCTGGTGGAGATTTTGAGGATGTATTCGAAGTGGACGATGACGCAACACCTGATGAAATTCATGACGAAGCAAAAGAAATTTTCTTTAACTACTGCAATTACTCATATCACGAAATAAAAGACGAAGAGGAAGAACAAAATGGCTGATTTTGGTTCAACTAAATACAACATCAGTTTTGAAGAATGGCATGAACTGTTAATGGACTATGCCGAGTTACGTGGTGGCAGTGCTGCTGATGCTGAAGCCTGGCGTGATGACTACGAAGCAGGAAAAACTCCGGTCGAAGCATATTGTGATGAGTGGGGCGATGAATGAGCGAGATTAATTATCAGGAAGGGTATGAAACGGCGGGGCAAGCAAAACCAGTGGCATGGCGATATCGCTACGTGAAAAAAGGCGTTACGGACTTTCAGGAGAAGATGTGGGTTGGTGACTGGAAATATGTACCGACAAAAGAGGATTGTAACGACAGGCCGAACTATGAAATTCAGGCGTTATTCACTGCCCCGCCTGTGCCACTGACACCAGAAGGATTGATTAAAGCAGTGCGCTTCTATGAACAGGTTAAGCGTGAAAATCCGCCAGTCGAAACCGGAGCATGGAAAGACGCTGTTGACTGGGTGCTCAAAGAGGCTTGCCAGGCTGTAAACATTGGCATCAAAGGAGAGTGAGAGTGCAGATTTCACCGGTTACTCTTCGTGTTGCGAAGGCGTTTATATCCAGACATCACCGACACAATAAACCCCCGGTGGGGCATAAATTCAGCATTGGTCTGAGAAATGATGCCGGAGAATTGATAGGTGTGGCGACAGCCGGTCGACCTGTTGCACGACATTTGGATGATGGATTAACGCTTGAAGTAAATCGCACATGTACCACAGGAGAACGCAACGCTAACAGCGCGCTTTATGGTGCTGTCTGGCGGGCAGCAAAAGCTATGGGTTATCAACGTTGTATTACGTACACCCGGGCAGATGAATCAGGAGCATCTCTTCGCGCAGCTGGTTTTGTTCGTGTGAAAGAGCTTCCTCCAAGAAAAAGCTGGGCGGAATCAAGCGTCGCCCTGCGGAGTAAACGCGATCCAGTCGGAAACGGTGGTGTTCCTCGTGTGCTCTGGGAAATCAGGAGAATGAGTACCACTGGTATTCGCATCAAAGGAGAGTGATATGGCAACTTTGACAAAAAAAGAACGGGCATGGTTGAACGAATTACAGGACGTTCTTGATCGCTGCCCATCACCGAAAAAAATTGGTTTTTACACCATTGGCGATAAAAGCATTTACCTGTATGACCTACGCCGCATGGATGAAATCATGGAGGCTCTTGATAATCGTTCGTCGATGGATTGGTGTGTTGCTGTTCATGATATGAATGCAGGGTTTGATGAAAAGATTTTGTTCCCCTCATCAGTTGAAAGCACTGCGGGTTAAGGAGTAACACATGACCACTATTACCAAAGAACGTATTGAATTGTTCATTAAAAACCCGCTTGAAAACGGGCTTACCCGTGGTGAACAAATGGAACTGGCACGGATTGCGCTGGCATCGCTGGAAGCAGAGCCGGTTGTGTTCTGGTTTGAAAAATATCAAGAAGGGGCTACGGCATGACGACTTTTACCAGAGAGCAGTTAATAGCTCACGCAGAGGAGACTATTGAAGCACAGAGACTGTGCATACCGGGCACAATCGACCATGACATCATCCGCACATATAAGATGGATATTGCTGTTCTGGAAATCGCACTGGTATCGCTGGCAGCAGAGCCAGCCGGTAAATTGCATGAATACAAACCAGTGGGATATCAGCGTCTGGTCGATGAGTTAACCATGCTGGTAAAGCAGTTAACCTGGCAACTGAGGAAAGCGAAGCCAGACTGCAAATTACCGGATAAGGCGATGAGTTATCTGGAGCGGAACGGACTGATAAGCGTGGAGGATATTTTACGATGACCTGGCCTGAAGCATTAACAACGGTAGGAATTGCGATGGCGGTGGCGCTGGTGGTGTATTCGATTTGCCGCTGGGGATAAAAACGGTTTGCGGGAAAAGGAGAGTTAAGTAGAATTGCAGCGGGTGCTTGAGGCTATCTGTCTCAGGCATGAACACCAAAAGGCAGATAGAGAAAAGCCCCAGTTAACATTACGCGTCCGGCAAGACGCTTAACATTAATCTGAGGCTCAATCTATGAACGGCAAATCTAGGTTAGCCTCTTACGTGCCGAAAGGCAAGGAGAAGCAGGCTATGAAGCAGCAAAAGGCGATGTTAATCGCCCTGATCGTCATCTGTTTAACCGTCATAGTGACGGCACTGGTAACGAGGAAAGACCTCTGCGAGGTACGAATCCGAACCGGCCAGACGGAGGTCGCTGTCTTCACAGCTTACGAACCTGAGGAGTAAGAGACTAGGCGGGGGAGAAATCCCTCGCCACCTCTGATGTGTCAGGCATCCTCAATGCACCCGCGCTTAACCCGCTTCGGCGGGTTTTTCTAGCATCTATCTGGTTGACAAAGTTGATGTTAAATGGAAATATGGTTGACACCAAAACAACAAGGATATTACGGTCATGCAGAATTTATCTCAACAGTTGTTAGAAGCATATGACAAGGAGTGCCGCAAAGAGCTTTCGATCGCGTTAGCACAGGCTTATCTTCATTCGCATATGAAGGCAAAAGAGTTTGGTTCTTTTTGGGCTCAAGCACAGTCATATTTGCGCTGGTTTTATGCCGATGCATTGCTTGAGAATGCGGCTAAGCGTGTGGGGCTGGATTTTGAAGTCGGTAGCAATGCTGCTAAAAATTGTAAACACATTGCGATTCACTCGAACAACTGGAAAATGACGGCACATCATTTATCGGGTAATGCGCCACTTCCTAAGCAGGCATTGTATAGAGCTGTTTACGCTAATCAAAATTATGAATTGAATTTTGGGGATGAAAATGCCGACTCCCTGGATGGGAGAGCGTCTGGTGGACATGTTTATATGTTACATGATGGCAGTAATCAGCACTTGTCCAAACTGAATTTAACTGTTCCTTCTTCGGATAATTACGGGATTCTTTATACTGAGTCTTTACCAATTATGACGATGGTAGAAGTTGAAGCAGAAAATGTGGATTCTGAGATTGAAGATAAAATCAAGATTCTTACCGAACAAATAATTAAATCACAGCAATCATGAGCATGAATATCGCACAAACACCATTTACTGATAAATCGTTTAATCCTCGTCGCCTTGAGGAGGCAAGAGAGGCAAAAGGGTTGACGATGGCTGAACTTGCCAGAGTGCTCAATATTTCAAGACAAGCTATTTCGTCATTTGAGAAGGGGTTGAAGTCTCCCTCTGCTGATACACTTTCTGCAATAGCCAAGGTGTTAGGATTTCCAGAACGATTTTTCTTAGCCTCCAGTGCTTCTCCATCTCTGGAGGGGGCGATTCATTTTAGAAGTCGTTCAACTGCGACCAAAAAGGCTCGAGTTACAGGGAAAACACGTGGGCGTTGGGCGGCATTAATATTGGATGAATGTCTAAAATATGCTCAATTACCAGATGTGGTTCTGCCTGAATTCGATATTATTGATTTTGAGGTTCTGTCTCTATCTGATATTGAGGATATGTCCACCCAATTAAGGCGTTTTTGGGGGTTAGGTGATGGTCCAATACTCAATTTAACTAGACTTGTTGAAAATAAAGGAATCGTGGTTTCTCATTTACCTTCTGGTGAGAAAGTTGATGCCTTTTCGTTCTGGCATAATGGGCGGCCTTTAATTATGTTAGATAGCTCGAAGACGGCTGTTCGCATGCGATTTAGTCTTGCTCATGAACTTGGCCATTTAATTATGCATAGGGCAGTGGAGGATGACTACCTGAATGATAAAGAATTATTCGACCTGGTGGAGTTGCAGGCCGATTATTTTGCCTCCAGCTTTTTAATGCCAGCCACGACTTTCGGGCGTGAATTTTATAGTCCAAATTTATCAGCGTTAGAACGATTAAAACTACGTTGGATTACATCTATCGGTAGTATTGCCATGAGGAGTCATAGCCTTAAGTTAATCAGCGATAATCAGAAAAGCTATATATTTAAGCAATTAGCGCCATTCCATCGTAGGGAGCCGTTAGATGATGCAATCCCAAAAGAAGAGCCTGAGTTACTTAATAAGTTACTTTTACTTCTTGATAAGCATTCAATCATAAAGGTAACTGAGTTAACTGATATCTTTGCTCTTCCCTTAAATGAGTTATCTGCAATTACACGATTTAAAGAATCAGATATGATTCATTCTGACAATGTTATTTCATTTACCATAAAACAAAAATAATTCTCATTCATACCCGCCTCGGCGGGTTTTTGTTTTACGTATTCTGGTTTACAATCCACAGGCCAGCCTGAACAACTGGCACCTGCTGCGCCAGCAGAGACAACCGATGGCGCACGATACCAAATTATACAATTCTGATGATTCTGCCGTCTTTGCCAGCAGGCGCGGACGGTGTTTTCACGCATTCAAATCTGACTGGTACCAGCATCCCCCATGCACTGAAGAACAGGCCGAGTGGCTAATTCAGTGCTACCGCAGACACGGATACGAGATTAAGAAAGCCCTCAGCCTCGATTATCGTCACTGGATAATCTCCGTCAGGCTTCCTTACTCTGAACGCCCACCGCGTCCGTCCCGCACATTCCAGCAACGCATCTGGAGGTAACGTGCGGGTATTACTTCGACCTGTTCTGGTACCGGAACTCGGGCTGGTGATCGTTAAGCCGGGCCGTGAATCCATGCCGGTATTCCACAATACCCGGGTATTGGTGGAGCCGGAACCGAAAAGCATGCGTAATCTGCCGTCCGGGGTCGTTCCTGCCGTTCGCCAGCCGCTGGTGGAAGACAAAACATTGCTGCCGTTTTTCAGTAACGCACGGGTGATTCGTGCTGCTGGTGGTGCTGGTGCATTGTCTGACTGGCTGTTGCGCCATATTAAATCCTGCCAGTGGCCACACGGCGATTATCATCACAGCGAAACCGTCATTCACCGTTATGGTACCGGCGCAATGGTGTTGTGCTGGCACTGCGACAACCAGCTGCGTGACCAGACATCCGAATCACTCGAGCAACTTGCTCATCAAAACCTGTCAGCATGGATGATTGACGTCATCGGTCACGCAATAAGCGGTACGCAGGAGCGTGAATTATCTCTGGCTGAATTATCTTGGTGGGCGGTCCGCAATCAGGTGGCGGACGCGCTACCGGAAGCGGTATTACGTCGTTCGCTGGGGTTGCGTGCGGAAAAAATCCGCTCAATGTACCGTGAAAGCGACATCGTACCGGGAGAGCAGACCGCCACCAGCATACTGAAACAGCGCACAAAAAATCTTGCGCCGCTGCCTCACGCCCACCAGCAACAGAACCCGCCACAGGAAAAGACGGTGGTCAGCATTGCTGTTGATCCGGAGTCACCGGCTCAGTATCTCCAGCGCCAGAAACCACAACGGGAAGAGATGCCTGTATACACGCGCTGGGTAAAAACGCAGAAATGCATGACGTGCGGTAATCAGGCAGATGATCCGCATCACATCATTGGTCATGGACTGGGAGGGATGGGAACAAAGGCTGATGATTTGTTCGTTATTCCGCTGTGCCGTAAATGCCATAACGAACTACACGCCGGGGTAAAAGATTTTGAAGAAAAACACGGCAGCCAGCTGTTGTTGCTGATTCGTTTTTTAATGCACGCGAAAAATTCGGGCGTCCTGAAGTGGAAATCATAAATGACTGAACGCATAGAATTTGTTTTGCCTTACCCGCCGACGGTGAATACTTACTGGCGACGTCGCGGCAGCACATATTTTGTATCAAAAGCCGGTGAGCGTTATCGCCGAGATGTGGCGCTTATTGTTCGCCATCAGCAACTGAAATTAAACCTCTCCGGAAGGCTGGCGATAAAGATTATTGCAGAGCCACCGGATAAGCGCCGTCGTGACCTGGACAATATCCTGAAAGCACCGCTGGATGCACTAACGCATGCGGGACTGCTTATCGATGACGAGCAGTTTGATGAAATCAATATTGTGCGCGGACTGCCTGTTCCTGGTGGGCGGTTGGGCGTGAAGATTTACGAAATTACAGGTGATAACGATGGTGCGTGATATTCAGCAGGTTATGGAGCGGTGGGGAGCATGGGCTGCGAACAATCACGAAGATGTGTCATGGGCGTCAATCGCTGCTGGTTTTAAAGGATTAATCCCGCCGAAAGTGAAATCACGCCCTCAGTGTTCTGATGATGATGCAATGATAATTTGTGGCTGTATGGCCCGGTTGAACAAGAAAAATCAGGATTTGCACGATTTGTTGGTGGATTATTACGTAGGTGGAATGACTTTTATGGGGTTGGCACGAAAGCATGGGTGTTCGGATACCTGTATTGGCAAGCGCCTGCAGAAAGCGGAAGGGGTTATTGATGGCATGTTGATGATGCTTGATATCCGACTGGAGATGGACAGATACGTAGAACGAATCATGTAGGAGCTTGACCAGACACATTGTCCGGGGCTATATTCCTCACGCGTCAGCAAAATCTGGCGTCGGGATTAGGAACCCCGGATAGAGACCGCGACAGATACACGCCGCGAGCGTGTTTTTTATTGTCGTATGCACGCGCACATCTGAATTATGGTGGGGCGTATGGGGGAGCTGAAAGGCTCGCCGGTTGGTTTCCCGGTAGTTCCTAACCCTGTACGTCTCACCACCCGATGATTAGGAACCTGACGGTGGTGATAGTTTAGAAACCACTAGAGGGCGTCATTATGACAACTCAAATCTCTGTTGAAACTCTCTCCCCGATCACCCATAACCAGATTCCTGTTATTACCACTGAACTTTTGGCGCAGCTTTATGGCACCGAAATTCTGAATATCCAGGTTAACTTCACCAGAAACAAAGAGCGTTTTGTCGCAGGAAAGCACTTTTTTAAAGCAGCGGGTGAGGAATTAAAAAAATTGCGACTTACTTTAAGTAAGTCACAAAATCCCATCTCTCCCAAAACCCGCTTCCTCATCCTATGGACAGAACGCGGAGCTGCCCGCCACGCAAAAATGCTGGAAACAGATCAGGCGTGGGAAGTATTCGAAAAACTGGAAGACTGTTATTTCAGCCAGAAACAGCCACCAGCAACACAAAACTCCCCCACCGAAAATGATGGATGCGCATTACTGATCCACTTCGATAAACACGGTCAGGTCGACTTCACGGAAAAAGTACCCGCCGATGCGATGGTATGCACTCTGGAACGGTTCAAATTTTATCTGGAACAACGCGGCTGGATCGTTGCCAGTAAAGAGCAACTGGTGGAACGACTGATGCGACTTTAAAAATTTTCCCCGAACACTTTACGATCGTAAAAAGTTGAATATCCTGTTAAGAGTGGTTACTACGCCACACAGCTTAAACCCGCCGATGAGCGGGTTTTTTTGTGCCTGAAAAGCAGTACAGGACGTTAAATGCGCTGGTGGTTGCGAATACCGGCCTTTCAACTTGCTGGCTTTTTCGACAAGAGTTATTGGTATGTCACGTTAACCAGAAAAGGGAAAAAGACATGCTAAAACAGCAGGATATGAGCGAAACCGCCAGAGTGGTGTTTAATGAATTAAGCGTCACCGAACCAGCGACCGTCGGGGAGATTGCGCAGAATACTTACCTTTCACGCGAATGCTGCCAGTTAATACTGACCCAGCTTGTTATGGCGGGCCTGGCAGATTATCAGTTCGGTTGTTACAGACGCCTTCCGCAGTGAAGGCTTTTTAATTTGTGGTAATGGGCGGCTGGTGGGTGTTAGCGGCACCTGCCAGCCATCTGCTCATGCGTTGGGGTCACAAGCAAACCTCAGGCCCATCTGCTTTGCGCAAAAGCGGTATGAGCCTATCAGAGAAGCGCTTATTGATCTATGGCTAATACTGTAAAAATATCCAGTTGTGAGTTAATCAACGCTGATTGCCTGGAATTTATCCAGACCTTACCGGAAAACTCTGTCGATCTGATAGTCACAGACCCACCATACTTTAAAGTGAAGCCAGATGGCTGGGATAACCAGTGGAAGGGCGATGATGATTACCTGAAATGGCTGGATCAGTGTCTGGCGCAGTTCTGGCGGGTGTTAAAACCTGCCGGAAGCCTTTACCTGTTCTGCGGTCATCGTCTGGCATCTGATATCGAAATCATGATGCGTGAACGCTTTAATGTGCTGAACCACATTATCTGGGCGAAGCCGTCCGGACGTTGGAATGGGTGTAATAAAGAAAGTCTGCGCGCATATTTTCCTGCCACAGAGCGCGTTCTGTTTGCTGAACATTACCAGGGGCCATATCGCGGCAAAAGTGACGGCTATGCAGCAAAAGAAAGGAAACTCAAACAGCACATAATGGCACCGCTGATATCGTATTTCAGGGATGCTCGTGCCGAACTGGGTATAACGGCAAAACAAATTGCCGAAGCCACAGGTAAGAAAAATATGGTTTCCCACTGGTTTGGTGCCAGTCAGTGGCAGTTGCCGAATGAGGCTGACTACCGGAAGTTACAGGCACTGTTTTCCCGTATAGCGGCAGAGAAGTTTCAGGAACAACAACTGGAACAACCACACCACCAGTTGGTGGCATCTTATGATTCACTGAATCGCAAATATTCTGAATTGCTGGATGAGTTTAAATCTCTCCGGCGCTGGTTCTCCGTATCAGTCTCCGTGCCTTATACCGATGTCTGGATGCATAAACCCGTTCAGTTCTACCCGGGCAAACATCCGTGTGAGAAACCGGCGGATATGCTCAGGCAAATAATCAATGCCAGTAGTCGACCTGGCGATCTGGTTGCTGATTTCTTTATGGGATCCGGTTCCACAATAAAAGCAGCAATGGCGCTGGGGCGTCGGGCATTAGGTGTTGAGCTTGAGACAGAACGGTTCAATAAGACCATTCAGGAAATCAGTATGTTATCAGCAAATACAATTTTGTGAATTAACTCAATTATTAGTGGGACATCTGTTACGTATAATCCGTAACAACACGGTGCATCCTGCAATGTAGCAGGGCTGATGTGGTATGATGTAATAAGGATTTTCATCATTTTCATGAGCATCAAAAGTTAAAGGGAGCGAGCCACGGTTGACCACGCCAAAGGCTCATCGGTAAAAATCCGACACCGTGTCTTCTTAACTCACTTATTGTTTCCACCCATGTTTTTGGATACCTGCTGTAGCTGTCAGATTAGCGCGATAATCTGACAGCTTTTTTTACAACGAATCCTTCTGATCTGCTTTTGCGGGGCTTTTTTGTATCCGCTCCATGCCCGGCGTATAAGCGGAGGTTGGTCAGTTTTCTAAAAATTGAAATACCTCACAATTCAGCCAGTTAATGGTTGTTTGTCTGGCGAAGAGTTTGTAAATAAAAAAACGCATGGTGAATCCCCCTAAGCGGCGGGGCGAATCAGCAGTCAGTTCTGGGATAATCGCGGGTTTGTATGCTGATGCCGGACTCACCGGGAGGCACCCGGCACCATGCATCATGGTCATCCCCTTGTATGATACCCCTCTCCGGAGGGGTATTTTTTGGATAAAAAAGCCCGCGCTGGGAGGCACGGGCGGCAAGGAATAAAACGTGAAGAAATTTTCACAGGCGCATAATAATCCGATGTTGCCAGATTTTGCAACTGCAGCATCTGGTTATTATGTGAGCTGGAAAATCAGATTCTGTATGGACTGAAGCCATGCTGTTATTTAGGGCCAAAGAGCTGGCTTTTTCCCGCCTTCTCTCCAGTAACGATTAATGAGAAAAGAATGAAATGCTTTTCCTGGGGAGGAGGGCAGTAGAAAAAAGAACCCGCCAGCAAAAATATGGGGGATGAACAGCTTTTGCTACTCAGGTTGCTGGCGGGTATGGTTCTTCATGAAATAAGAATGTTACGCTGTATTTTTAATGAAAATGATAATCATTGTCAATTGGTTGTGCGTATTTTTTCATACATGACTGGTAAAGGTGATTCAGGCCATCAGAGTTTTGCTGATGGCCTTTTTTCTTTCCGGTAGCACAGGTCTGTCGGGGCGGGATATGTATCAGATGGAAAAAATATCAACAGGCATTGCCTACGGCGCCTCCGCAGGCAGTGCTGGCTACTGGTTTTTACAATGGCTTGATCAGGTTAGTCCGTCTCAGTGGGCTGCGATTGGTGTGCTGGGGAGCCTGTTCCTGGGTTTTCTGACTTATCTGACGAATCTGTACTTCAAGATAAAAGAGGACCGTCGCAAGGCGGCGCGGGGAGAGTAATTCAATGATTAAAAGCTATGAGTTGATTGTGAAAGGAACCCGCAATTTTGAGAATAAAGTCTCGGTAATTGTAGCCTTACAGGATAAAGAACGTTTTGCCGGTGAAATTGTTGATCTGAATATCAGCATGGATCGTGTTGAAGGGGCAACGCTGGAGTTTTACGAGACAGAGGCAATCAAACAGGCAAAGATATTGTTCCGGGATATTGCTGCCGGGTTATGTGAAGGGAACGAACCGTTGCCGGGAAAGCGCCCCATAATTTTAGAGGCGCAGAATGTGTGGATAACCTACAGAGGAAAACTACCGGGAAGAATTACTGGTTCTCTGAAGACGCCACCTACGGCATTGTGGTCAGAAAAAGATGATATTGAATCGCTCATTGAAAAACTGGAGGGCAGCGTCGCTGATCTGAATAAAAAATTGTCGGTGCTGATTCCTTCTGAAGATGAAAAAAAACACCGCGATGAGCAGTTTGCGGCGTTTTACGATTATTGCATTGAAGTTACTCGCAGGAATTTTGTGAAGATTTTTGAGGAGGGTAAATCTCTTCAGTAAGCTTAATGGCGGACGCTGCAATTAATTCAGGAAGGTCCACAAGGTCATCTGTCAGTGAATATGATGAAAAATCGGCGGCAGTTCTGTTAAGAAGCGCTTTAACTAATTCCTTTTCCTTCTCTGGCAACAAGTTGATTAGAGCTACGACTGCTTGCCTGAGTGCGATTAAATCAGCAAAAGTTTGTTTTGGTAGATTTGTGTAATCCATAGTCACCTCTGTGTTTATCAGATTGACATCCTCCTCCCGCCAGTGCCCATCACTGGCGAGGTAAGATTTAACATATCCGGGGATTTGAAGCCGATAAATCCTGATAAATACCCATGAACGTAAAAATCAGATACAGCCTGTCGGCTGCTGTTCTGGCACTGATTGCCGCCAGTGCTCCTGCCCCTGACATTCTCGATCAGTTTCTGGATGAAAAAGAGGGGAATCACACCACTGCATACCTCGATGGCTCCGGCATCTGGACCATCTGTCGGGGTGCCACGATGGTGGATGGAAAACCCGTTTTTCCCGGTATGAAACTGTCGAAGGAAAAATGCGACCAGGTTAACGCCATTGAACGTGATAAGGCGCTGGCATGGGTGGAACGTAATATTAAAGTACCACTGACCGAACCCCAGAAAGCGGGTATCGCGTCATTTTGCCCCTATAACATTGGCCCCGGTAAGTGTTTCCCGTCAACGTTTTATAAGCGGCTTAATGCAGGTGATCGTAAAGGTGCCTGCGAGGCGATTCGCTGGTGGATTAAGGACAGGGGGCACGATTGCCGCATTCGTTCAAATAACTGTTATGGTCAGGTTATTCGTCGTGACCAGGAAAGCGCATTAGCCTGTTGGGGGATAGAGCAGTGAGAAGAGTAATCGCGATTATTTATGCTCTGGTTATCTGCATCATCGTCTGCCTGTCATGGGCTGTTAATCATTACCGTGATAATGCCATTACCTATAAAGCCCAGCGCGATAAAAATGCCAGAGAACTGAAGCTGGCAAACTCGACAATTACTGATATGCAGGTGCGCCAGCGTGATGTTGCTGTGCTCGATGCAAAATACACGAAGGAGTTAGCTGATGCGAAAGCTGAAAATGATGCTCTGCGTGATGATGTTGCCGCTGGTCGTCGTCGGTTGCGCATCAAAGCAGTCTGTCAGTCAGTGCGTGAAGCCACCACCGCCTCCGGCATGGATAATGCAGTCTCCCCCAGACTGGCAGACGTCGCTGAACGGGATTATTTTACCCTCAGAGAACGAGTGATGGTGATGCAGAAACAACTGGAAGGAGCGCAAGAATATATCCGTACTCAATGTCTGAAATAAGTTCCCGGATACGCTGTATCGACGCTGTGTTTCCGTATTAACAGAAATAGTTGACTGATGTAGTTGACTTCATGTTCGTTGGTACGGAAATAATCGAAACGATGCACATCGGATTTTACAGTGTACAAGGTGTGAGGATTTATTTCCCGTCATTGTCCATTAGTACGATGGTAAAAGTAACCTGACCGGGTATTTAGTTCTTCAGTATTCCGTTGTGCTGTCTTTATTCTCTTCTCTGTTGACAGTCTTCGGCGACAGGCTTCAATGACCCATGCAGAAAAATTTCCTGATCCTTTTTCTTCAAGAGCAATATGTATCTGCTCGATCATTCGGTTTGGAAAGCGGATGTTACGGGTAGTTGTTCTGCTGGTTTTATTTTTTGATGACATGATGTTGTCCCGTGTTCAGTGTTGCTGATTTGTATTGTCTGAAGTTGTTTTTACGTTAAGTTGATGCGGATCAATTAATGCGACACCTGCGCCAAAATTGATTATTTGCCGTGGTTTCATGGTGTACATAGAAGTTGTGATGGTCTTTATGAACATGATAATTATTATCATTTGAGTGGGTCCTTTCCGGTGATCCGGCAGGCTACGGGGCGGCGACCTCGCGCGTTTTCACTATTTATGAAAATTTTTCGGGAAAAGCAGATCCGTTCTTCTTCTTTTTAACTAATTGATTATCAATAGAATATTAAAAATATAAAAGGATCTGACAAAGGCTGTTTTTGTCCGAAAACGCCATTTTCAGATCCTTTCTGGTTTCCGGATGAGTGTATGAACGTCAATAAGAAAAAACTGGCCGATATTTTTGGCGTTGATGTCAGGACCATCACCGCCTGGCAGAGTCAGGGGTTACCACTAGTTTCTGGTGGAGGGAAAGGGACTGAATCAGTTTTTGATACAACTGCTGCCATTCAGTGGTATGCGCAGAGGGAAGCTGATATCGAAAATGAAAAGCTCCGGAAAGAGCTGGAAGATTTGCGGGCGGCTGCAGAATCAGACTTACAACCGGGCACCATTGACTATGAGCGCTACCGGCTCACAAAAGCGCAGGCAGATGCGCAGGAACTGAAAAATGCCCGTGAAGAAGGAATGGTTCTGGAAACTGAATTGTTTACCTTCATTCTGCAACGTGTGGCACAGGAAATTTCGGGGATACTTGTGCGTGTGCCATTGACGTTACAGCGTAAATATCCAGACATTTCACCATCACATCTTGATGTGGTGAAAACTGAAATCGCGAAAGCCTCCAATGTTGCAGCTAAAGCCGGTAAAAACGTGGGCGGGTGGATCGATGATTTCAGACGCACAGAAGGCAGCTAATGCAGCCGGTGCGATAGCTACAGGGCTTTTATCTCTCAATATTCCGGTTCCACTGACAACAGTTCAGTGGGCTGATCAACATTATTATCTGCCGAAAGAATCTTCATATACTCCCGGAAAATGGGAAACACTGCCGTTTCAGGTTGCCATTATGAACAGCATGGGAAATGACCGGATCCGCACCATTAATCTGATTAAATCGGCGCGCGTCGGTTATACCAAAATGCTGTTAGGGGTGGAGGCCTATTTTATTGAGCATAAATCCCGTAACAGTCTGCTTTTTCAGCCAACAGATTCTGCCGCCGAGGATTTCATGAAATCTCATGTCGAGCCAACAATAAGGGATGTTCCTGCATTGTTGGATCTGGCTCCATGGTTCGGAAGAAAACACCGCGATAATACGCTCACCCTGAAGCGTTTTTCCTCCGGCGTGGGGCTCTGGTGTCTGGGGGGCGCGGCAGCAAAAAATTACCGTGAAAAATCTGTGGATGTGGTCTGTTATGACGAACTCTCCTCGTTTGAACCGGATGTGGAAAAAGAAGGTTCGCCAACACTGCTTGGCGATAAACGTATTGAAGGTTCGGTATGGCCTAAATCCATACGCGGCTCGACGCCCAAAACCAAAGGCACCTGCCAGATCGAAAAAGCCGCTAACGAGTCGGCGCATTTCATGCGGTTTTATGTTCCTTGTCCTCATTGTGGGGAGATCCAGTATCTGAAGTTTGGTGATGAATCCACGCCGTTTGGCCTGAAATGGGAGAAGGGTAAACCGGAAACGGTGTATTACCTGTGTGAGCATAATGGCTGTGTGATCCGTCAGTCGGAACTTGACCAGACTGACGGGCGCTGGATTTGTGACAATACAGGAATGTGGACACGTGACGGCCTGGCATTTTACAGCGCGGGTGATGAGGAGATGCCGCCACCGCGATCCATCACTTTCCACATCTGGACGGCCTATAGCCCGTTTACCACCTGGGTACAGATTGTCTATGACTGGCTGGATGCACTGAAAGATCCCAACGGCCTGAAAACCTTTGTGAACACCACGCTGGGCGAGACCTGGGAAGAGGCCGTGGGCGAAAAACTCGATCACCAGGTTCTGATGGATAAGGTCGTGCATTACACGGCGGCGGTACCTGACAGGGTGGTTTATCTGACGGCGGGCATTGACTCGCAGCGAAACCGTTTTGAGATGTATGTCTGGGGATGGGCTCCGGGAGAGGAAGCCTTTCTGGTGGATAAAATCATCATTATGGGGCGTCCTGATGAGGAAGAGACGCTGTTACGTGTGGATGCGGCGATCAACAAAAAATACCGCCATGCGGATGGCACCGAAATGACCATTTCCCGTGTCTGCTGGGACATAGGGGGGATCGATGGTGAAATTGTTTATCAGAGATCAAAAAAACACGGTGTTTTCCGGGTGCTGCCGGTAAAAGGCGCATCTGTCTATGGCAAGCCGGTGATCACCATGCCAAAAACCCGCAATCAGCGGGGCGTGTATCTGTGTGAAGTGGGGACGGACACCGCAAAAGAAATTCTCTATGCCCGTATGAAAGCCGATCCCACGCCTGCGGATGAAGCCACGTCGTATGCCATCCGTTTTCCTGATGATCCGGAGATTTTTTCGCAGACAGAGGCGCAGCAACTGGTTGCGGAAGAGCTTGTGGAGAAGTGGGAAAAAGGAAAGATGCGTCTGCTGTGGGATAACAAAAAGCGGCGTAACGAAGCGCTGGACTGCCTGGTGTATGCCTACGCGGCATTACGTGTGTCCGTGCAGCGCTGGCAGCTCGATCTGGCTGTACTGGCAAAATCCCGGGAAGAAGAGACGACCCGGCCAACCCTTAAAGAACTGGCAGCGAAGCTGTCCGGAGGAGTGAATGGTTACAGTCGCTGAATTGCAGGCGCTGCGTCAGGCGCGCCTTGATTTATTAACCGGTAAACGGGTGGTGTCTGTCCAGAAAGATGGTCGCAGAATTGAATATACGGCGGCTTCTCTGGATGAGCTTAACCGGGCGATCAATGATGCGGAGTCGGTACTGGGGACAACCCGACGTCGCCGTCGTCCGCTGGGAGTGAGGTTATGAAACTAACGCCTGTCCTGATTGATGTGAACGGCGTTCCGCTTCGTGAGAGTCTCAGCTACAACGGGGGCGGCGCAGGATTTGGCGGGCAAATGGCGGAGTGGTTGCCACCGGCGCAGAGTGCCGATGCGGCCCTGCTGCCCGCGTTGCGTCTGGGGAATGCCCGGGCAGATGATCTGGTGCGCAATAACGGAATAGCGGCTAATGCGGTGGCCCTGCATAAAGATCACATTGTCGGGCATATGTTTCTGATCAGCTACCGTCCGAACTGGCGCTGGCTGGGGATGCGGGAGACTGCAGCCAAAAGCTTTGTCGATGAGGTGGAGGCGGCCTGGTCGGAATACGCCGAAGGGATGTTTGGCGAGATCGACGTGGAAGGAAAACGCACCTTCACGGAATTTATCCGTGAAGGTGTGGGCGTTCATGCGTTTAACGGCGAAATATTTGTGCAGCCGGTCTGGGATACGGAAACCACGCAGTTATTCCGTACGCGTTTTAAAGCCGTGAGTCCGAAACGGGTGGACACGCCAGGACACGGTATGGGGAACCGTTTTCTGCGGGCCGGTGTGGAGGTCGATCGATATGGCCGTGCCGTTGCGTACCACATCTGTGAGGATGATTTTCCGTTCTCTGGTAGTGGAGGATGGGAACGGATCCCGCGTGAACTTCCCACCGGGCGTCCGGCCATGCTGCATATTTTCGAGCCGGTGGAGGACGGGCAGACCCGTGGGGCTAATCAGTTTTACAGCGTCATGGAGCGGCTGAAGATGCTCGATTCCCTGCAGGTAACACAGCTTCAGTCGGCCATTGTGAAGGCCATGTATCCGCACCTGATACCAGCCGTCGCTCAGTTTCTGGCGAAACGCAGGGAGCTGTGTGGCCAGCGCCCGGATGGCTTCTGCCCCCGTTTTCACACGCAGGTCGATGCGGCGGCCAAATCGTTGTAAATCCCCGTAAAGGCAGATGCGTGCCATGCCCGGTGACGCCAGACGGAGTGTGTGCGTCGCTGCCATTTGTCGGTGTACCTCTCTCGTTTGCTCAGTTGTTCAGGAATATGGTGCAGCAGCTCGCCGTCACCACAGTAAATGGCGGCATGATTGGCAACAGGCGAGCCAAAACAACACAGCAGCACGTCGCCTGCCTGTGCCTCATGCGGTGAGACCCGGTAAAAACCCTGTGTTTCAAGGTTATCCAGATAGAGATTCTGACCGTGACACCACCAGTCATCCTCACGATGAAAATCAGGCAGCTCAATCCCCGCCAGATGGTACGCATCCCGGAACAGCGTGTAACAGTCCGTCACCCCGTGCTCAAAGCGCCGCCCGGTGAGATGCGGCACACAGCGGAACTTATGAATCGCCCCCCGGCAGACCAGCAACCACGGCAAATCACTCTGCACCTGCAGCCGCCGGTCAGCCTCACTCAGCCAGGGCAGACCACCGGGGTGGCTGTGGACCAGCGCCACAATCTCACCCTGCATTTCTGCCTGCAGCCAGTCCTCCGGAGCCATCCGGAAATAATCCTCCGGCTCACCGGAAATATTCACGCAGGGAAAATATCTTTCCCCCACCGGCGTTCTCACCACGAAGCCGCACGACTCCGCTGGCGCACATCGCCGGGCGTGCGCCAGAATCGCTGATTCTGTCTCTGTCATGGGATTTACTGCGAAAGTTTGTTAATGGAAAGGTAGCCGCCAAAGTTACCGATGTTATTGCGAAACTTACAGCCGCTCAGGCATTTGCTGCATTTATCTTTCGTGATATCGGACGTTGGCTGGTCATATTCATCCGCGACCGCCGGACCGTGATAACCGCACTCATCACCGCGATAGGTCCAGGTGCAGGTGTTGGCCAGCATGATGCGCCCCGGAAAAACGGCGCCATCCGTTTCCGTCGGTGTGGCCAGCACAAAGGAGGCACTCACCGCGCTCAGTTCGCTGCACTGCTCGATGCGCCAGCGGCTGACCACCTCCTGCTCCGGGTCGGCGTCACTGTTTCCGTTGAAGAAGTTCACCGCATCCAGAAAACGGGCGTAAACCTTACGTCGGACCACCGTTCCGCCAACCAGACTCTGCCAATCCTCCACCATCCCGGTGACCAGACCATACAGATTGGACACGCTCAGCACTGGTCTGGCGCTGGCCCCTTTGCCATTCAGTTCAAAACCGCTCCCCTGAATGGGGTATGCCTGATACTGCCGCCCCTGCCAGGTGACCGGTTCACCTTTTTCGTTCTGCTCATTACAGAAAAAATAACGTTCACCACCGACCTCTGTCAGGTCGATTTCCTGACGGCGCAGTGATACACCTGGTTCCTCGGACAGGTGCAGCAACTGGTCAGCCGGGCGGAAGACAGTGCCACGACAGCAGGTGAACATGAGCAGGGGGCACTGAAGGCACTGGAGGAAGCCAGGGAGATTGCAAAAACGCCAGGACCACAGGGAGAGCCGGGACCGCAGGGAGAAAAAGGTGAGAAAGGCGATAAAGGTGATACCGGTGCCCGGGGAGCCACCGGCCCTCAGGGGCCTCAGGGACCCATGGGTCCCAGCGGAGTTTACCCGGAAGACGGGATAAAGACTGCGAAAAAATTCACGGGCATTCTGGCTCATGGTTTTATGTATTCTGACCTTCAGTTTCCGTTGCTGAAATATAACCACTACCTTGCCTGTGAAGACCACCCCGTTCCGGGGGCCGTGGGGAATTATGCATATGGTCTGATGTGGCAGGTTCCGACGAATGAGAATGTTTCAGGTCAGATTTTCCTTAACTGTATGGGACAGGCATTCATCAGGGCTTACAGCGGACTGGGTACCACTCCGTGGTGGCAGTTCGCCGGTCGTCCGGTAGCCGGTGGAGTGGGGAGTTACCTGTTCTGTGCTTCTCAGGATGCGGTCAGTTACGGAGATGAACTGGCCGGAGAGCGGCTTGACCCGGTACAGTCAGGAATCTGGATGGCCTGCGGAAATGCAGAAGCTGAAGAGAAAATGCTTTTTCTGAGGGTGAAATAATGGATACCAGGAATTCAGAAGCGGACGTCCGCAATGCCCGTTTTAATGAAGATGGCAGCATTACCTGTGAGGTGTTCATGGCAGACCGTTCTGATGACAGTCATCGGGTATATGTACCTTATACTGCCAGAGCTTCAGACCCGACAGAATTCGGGTTAAGGCTCTGGTCAGGACTGATATCAGGGGCCTGGGGTGGAGTCACGCCGTTTGTGGTGACAGAGGAGATACTGGAAAAGGCCAGAAATCAGAAATACGGTGAAATCAGTCGCTGGCGTGACAGCCAGGAGAACAGCAGTTTTGTTTTTGAATTCAGTGGTCATCGCTGGGATGCCGGAAAGGCGTCACAGTCCAGACTGACACCTGTTGTTGCGGTGGCAGGAAACGGGCTGTTGCCGGAGCATTTTTTCTGGACGGATGCGGATAATCAGGATGTCACTCTGACGCCGGAAGAGCTGATACAACTGGATACTGCGATGAATGCGGCAATGGTGATGCAGGGGTTTAAAATCCACGAACGCCAGCGCCGGATGAAAGAAGAAGTGGCAGGGCTGACCGCACTGCCGGATATTCGTGCGTATCCTGTTGGCTGGCCGGAGGGTGATGATGAGTAAGTTCACCACACCGGCCATTCTGGAGATGCTGGATGATTACCGCTGGCGGCTGGTTGAGCCGTTTGAATTCTGGCTGACGGATAACCCGGATGATGTGATTTATGTTCCGGAGGGATATGTGACGGACCTTGCCAGTGTGCCCCGGCTTCTGTGGGCACTGTTCCCGCCGCATGGTCGTTATGCGAAAGCCGCGATTATTCATGACTGGCTGTATGACAATGCCCTGCGCACGAAGGCGGAAGCGGACAGGATATTTCTGGATGCGATGACGGTGCTGGGAGTTCCACGCTGGCGCAGACGGTTGATGTATCTTGCGGTAAGGTTGTTCGGGAAAGGGAAATACAGCGACACGCAACAGGGGACCTGTTGCTGA